TTCCATAGTAATTTTCATATTATTTTAGGTTTTCTTTTTTCATTTTTAATACCTTCATCAATGTTTCATCTGAGTCAAACCAATGCTTATGTGTAAAATAAACGTCAGTTAATTCTTTAACCTTTGTACATTTAGCAACATCCATCATAATATCTTCTTTTATAAATGGCATATCATCTAAAACTTCAGCTATAACCTCTTTGTTAGAATGATTTTGTGGTTCAGATGGTACTTTTACTTTAACTTCTTGCACTGTCGCAAAGTCCATCTCCTCAGCAGGTGTCGCCTCAAATCCTGCAGCTTTCATCAACCATGCTAACTGATTACGGAAAGCTTTTCCTACTGCTCTAGTTTGTGCCATAGATAAGATTGCATACTCATCAAAGAATTTTTTGCTACCCTCTTTGTTTGAGCATATTGCAATACCTACAGACACTAACTTATTGTCTTGGTACGATCTTACTTCGCAAGTAGCCATGTACTTAACTTCTGTTTCACTAGACAAGTCTTGTACGCTTGTAATGATAGGGAATAAGCCTAATGAAGCTCCTGCCATCTGCCATGCTTCTACATTACAATAGTCCTTTCCTTTAATGTTAGATACTAAGTGTGCGTCCTTTACAAAGCGTTTAAGCTCATTAGATAAAGAAAGCATAGAGTCCTTGTTTACCATTTGGTAACTAGGAGCTTGAATCTGTGTGTTAGTTGTTTGCAGTTCCATGTGTTAATTGATTTTGTTGTGTAAAAAAAGTTGCTTTTCTAATTGGATATTGTTCCCACATTTTAACTATAGCCTCCATAGTTTCAAAACTTGATTGGCTGTAGCTCATGTTGTGGATGATTTTTGCGACAAAGATTCTTTTGTCTGTTTCGTTTAAATGTGCGAATTGTGATAGCATAATGTTTAGTTTGATGTTAAAATATTTAGTTTTTTGTTGTTTGTGTGTAAGCATAATACTTGTTGTACCTCCTGAAACTGGTCCTTATAAAACTTGATGCACTCTACATCGTTTTGGAATGTCATAATCCCATGAATAACTGTAGTGTGATCCCTATCGAATGCTTGACCTATCTCCTTTAGCGTCATCGAAAAATAACGTCTGAAAATAAAGTAGCACATATTCCTAGCGAATACCAAGCTTTTACTTCTGTTTGGCGTAAGTACTTTGCTTCTATCGGCTTTTAGTACTTCGCATACAGTTTTAATAACTTGCTCAAATCTTATCTCTCTATGTTTTAGTCCTGGCATAACGTAATAGCTTATTTCTGATGCTCCCATATTTGGTTTTTAAGTATTTCAAGTTTTTTGTCATAGAATGTTTTGATTAACTCGGTCATCTCGTAATCATGATTTTTTAGTCTTGTTTCTATTACATAACGACTATAGCCTGTTATTTCCATAATCTTCTTCATGTCGCCATACTTAAATAGGCTTTTGTAATCTGTAATCTCTAGCATTTGTTTGTGTTTTTAAAGTGATTGATATGTCTGTCTATTCCTTGAACTGCTGCATCTAAAGAAGCGTAATAACTTGCTCTCCAGTAATACCATTTGCCATGTAGGATTTGGTTATCCCATGTTATAAACATCCCTTTGTAGGTGTATTGTTTTGACATTCTTCCGTTACTGTTTACATAGGTAAACTCTTCTTTGATACCTTTTTTCTTTTGTTCGAGGGTTAGTTTCAGCATTGGTTTGGTTTTTACTCTTGCGAGGGTTTTGGATAGATTTTTGTTTCTAAGACTTCTAATGTTCTAAGTGGTAGACCTTGACTAAGCTTCTCAAAAATGGCATAAGCTACCTCTTTTTTAGTGCTGATAGTTCCACTGATAAATACACCATCTTGCTTGGTAAAGTAGATTGTGTCGTTAAGTAATTGGTCTGTTTCGGCTACGAATTCGAATTTCATGTTTGTTTGTTTTATTTGTTAAGTTTTTGGTGTCTTGTAAAATAGGTTTTTGGATCACCTATCTTAACCTGGCTCATATTCCTCTCATATTCCAATGGATGAATGCAAGTTTTTGTCTGATGATTGTAATAAGCTTGTTCGCCTTTGTCGATGATTGTGCCAGTAATAGCACACTTCATACGATCAGATAGTGTAATTAGTTGGTGCATGGGTTTTTTGGTTTGTTTGTAATTGTTTTGTAAAATTAGTAGTTTTTTGGATATGTTTAAGGATTTTTAGTTAAGACTTTGTTAAAATAATCATAAAAGATTTTTAGTCCATTGATCAGCCATTGCCCTGGCGATGCCCTGGAAGGTTTTTGATCTTAGTGTTCTACGTTCAGCAGGAGTTTTTGCGTTGGCTAAAGCATCAGCATACCATTTGGGATGCGATTTACCACTCTTAAAAACAGTTCTTTCACCTTTACCAACCATCTTAGTCGGTATAAGCTTTGGAAGGTTTTTGAGCCATATACAAGTTGTCTTGGTAGCCTCATCGCCAAACATATATGGCTGAATAATTTGATCGGGCTTACGGATTTTTGTTGATATAACCGACACAGGATTCTCGATGGCTATTCGTGGGATCGGACAATCCATAAGCTTTTGAACAAAATCTAAAGCGATTTTTTGGTTCTCCCATCGTTCAAGATTTTTAGATCCATCTTTATTGTATAGATGTCTAGCACCGCTTACTGATAGAAAGGTACAAGGTGGATGTGCGATCATTAGATCCCATCCTTGGTTGACGATCGTAAAAACATCCGCCTGTATATGCCATTCGGGATGACCACCACTACAAGGTAGAATGTCACAAGAAAAAGCCTCGTGACCTAAATCACGAAGCTCTTTAGTAATTGATTGGCTTTCTTCACAAGCCACTAGAATTTTTGCCATAAGTTTTTTTATGCGATTAACAAATTAAAGTTTCATCAATAGCATATTCAATTGATAGCCATATTTGTTCAGTTGTAGCCTCGTTACGCATTGCCATATCAAGTATATGGTAAGCATCTTTTTTGCTACAATCGTGATGTTGTTTGCCTATTATAACGTCATCAATATGCCATAAATAATCAACATAGAATCCGTTATCTTTTAAGATTTTTCTTGCTTGTTCAATTTGTTTTGTGTTTTTCATTTTTTTAGTTTAATTGTGTTTTTACTATGTTTATAAACTTAGCAACTGCTTTGCTATTATCGATTTGATCAAGTTCTACTTCTTTGATCATTTTTTCACCTTTTTCTACTGATTGCCATAGGATCAAATAAGATTCACCGATTTGAATGTGATGATCTTTAGGTAGTGTAATAGATGCGTCAACTTCATCAAAATAATCGGGTTGATCGTATCCTAGTGGATTTATACCACTTCTAATAAGTTCTAGATAGATTTGCTTTAGCATAGTTATAGTTTTAAATTGTGATTTTTGATATTGCCTCCTGAAATCCTCCAACAAAATCGTGTTGTCTGATTCCGTTCTGAATGTAACCGTCCAAGATTTTTGACATCTCTTTTTTACTTACTGTTTCAGTTACCTCTACAAATAAATATGTAAAGGGTTTTGTAGGATGCGATTCAAATTTAAAGATCCTACCAACTGTATCCATATATGTGTATATGGTTTGGTTTGTTTCGGGGTTTTTTGCTTGGTTTGTTAGTGACCAAGTCATTGAGGTTTTTTGCATAGTGTTTTGTTTTAGTTTGAATGTTTAAAAATATATAAAAGTTTTTGTCCCACCAAATTTTTGTGGGGTTTTTGTAGGTTTTTTGTCAAAGATTTTTGCCAAAGGTTTTTGGGGTTTTTTGCTAGGTTTTTGGCATATGCAACTACAAAACAGTTGCAAGGGCAAACGTCCTGGAAATTGCATACCGATACCAATACCGATATAAATATCAATTTAAAGCCCGTTTCCAGGCTTATTTTGGCTATATTTTTTTATTGGCTTATCATGTTATTAAATTTAAATTTAACAGTCTTATTTTGGCTTTAAATAGCTATTTATCTAGCTAAATGTTCAAACCAACTTTTATTACTTTGTTCCTCTAGCTCCTTTGCTACTTTCTCCGCTATTTTTTCGAGCGTTTCAGTATAAAGATCTTTGTAAAATTGCAATAGGTTTGCGTCCTTAGGATCATTTTCTTGCTCTAGCTTTAAAATGATAACCTTTAAGTCTCTAATATTCATTTTTGTTTTGTTTTGGTTGCTCCTTTGTGCGGTTTGAACGCATATACCTACCAACTTAGGCAAAGGATAAAGGGCTAAATTAATAGCCCTTTTTTATCTACTATCTAACTACAAAACCTGTTAAGTCTTTTTTTGCGTCTCCTTTAGCTTTAAGCCCTACCACTACATTAACAGGATCAAAATACCTTAAGTCGGTATCGTCTCCGTTTATAACTTTGTAGCCGTTCCACTTTTTTGGTAATTGATCCTGAAACACTATAGCAACATTGCCTCCCAATTTTAAGATCCTTTTAGCCTCTATTTCGTTTGTTTCAGATCTAGAAAAAGTTACTTTGTAGCTAGTATTTTTATATCTAGAAATTATATTGGGGTTCTTTGTATAGTCATAAAAAAGTAGACTACTATAAAAAGGATCTAAAAAATTTATCCCACTATAGCGTTCTAATAAATATAAATGATCGACGTCGGAGGTACCGTTCAAACGTATTGCAATTTTATTGCCTTTCTTTATTGTCTTATCATGAATAGAAAGTATTTCGTTTGCTAGTTGAATATAAAAATTAGAACGATCGTAACCCCAAAACTTTGTTTTGTTTATTCTAGAAAGTTGGACGTTTGAGAACCTACCACGTCCCGCTGAATATAAACAGGAGGACGTGCAACCTTTAGAGGCAAAAGGGCAAAGGTTAAAGCCCTCTAAAGTATTGGCGGGGGCTAAATAAAGAATAAAGGTTTCTAGATCGTTCTTGACTGTTTTGCTGTTTGTTGATCCTTTACTTAAAAGGTTCTTAATAGGCTTGTAGCTGTTTTGCTGTTTGTTTTGTAGTGTAGTTTGCATATTAGTATATTTTAGTTAATTTTTAAATAAGTTAAATTAGGGGCTATAAATTTAGGGCTGTTATTATCAAAATACCCTTGGTCGCAATATCCAATAGACTTTACTATATTACGATACATAAAGAATTCAAGCTTTTTATATTGCTTAGTTCTTTCAGGTACTTTGCAATTTCGTACCGTATAAAGAAATTTAGTATCTATATTCTCTAATAAGTAGTAAAAGTAAAAGTTTTGTTTTGTTTTGTTTCTCATGATTATTTATATTTTGTTAGTTCTTGTAATATTGTTTTGATTAAGGTAATTAGTAGCGTCCCAATGATTAAGTAGATCGCTAGATCGATAAAGTTTATCATGTTTATTTTATTTTAGTTAATAGATAGTCAGTTAATAGTTTTGCCATATTACCGAGAATAAGGATAAAAAGAACTAACTGAAATAATAAAAGGAAATTGGATAAATGTTGCATATGTTTTGTTTTGTTTAGGATCTAAAGATATGGAAACAATTTGAAACAATTGCAAATAATTATAAATTATTTTTAACCTGGAGCGATCCCTGGAGGATATAATTATATAGTATACTAGTATAAAGTATGCAATAACTAATTTAATACTATATTAATATAGTAAGTAATTAACTACTTAAGTATATATACTTTAATTAGTAAGTAGTATATTAATAGAATAGATCTAGTGGTTTTTAGCTTTTGCGTTTGAGTGACCTAACAATCATTAAATATTAATACCTAATTTAGCGGACACACTAACCCAAATTTGACACATGAATAAGAGAGACAAACAGCCAATAATATATATTATGTTAAATAGCAACCCCCTACCCTATTTTTTAGCGTAGATAATAGGGGAGACCCCTTGTGCCCCCCAATATTCTGATATAAAACAATGATTTTAACATTTTTAAACATTACAATATAAATTGTAGCTTTGAATTTAACACTTGGTAAAGCCTCTTAGCAATAACGTAACCAAGTTAAAGAAATGACTATGAAAGATACTTATGGTAAAAAGGATTACACCTGTAAATGTGGTACTATCACAGAAGGATACGTTTGGTTTAGTCAAGTTAAAGAAACTCAGTTTGAATGTACTAACTGTGGCAAATGGGTTGGACATGACAATCTACAAAAGAAGGTAACTAGCATAATATCAATACGCACACCAACAAAGAATAGATAATATGAACGCACAATTCAAGGAAATAGCTAAAGAGGCTTTTATCATAGCTTATAAGGAGAACTTCGGCAATATCACTATATCATGTGAGGCTTCTGGAGTAGGTAGGACGCAGTATAAGACTTGGTTGAAGGATGATGCTGACTTTGCTAAGAGATTGGCTGAAATCGAGCCTGAGGAGATAATGCTTGACTTTGGCGAACAAAAGCTAATGGAGAGGATTGCTAGGGGTGATACCTTAGCTACAATGTTCTTACTAAAGACTAGAGGCAAGAGAAGAGGATATATCGAAAAGACTGAGGTTGCTCATGAAGGAGATGTTGTTAAGCAGATCACAGTAAATGTCATTAAGCCAAATCAAATCGGAGATATTATGAAACAGATAGATGGAGATGAACACAAGACCTTACCACAAAATGATGGTATCGTGAATTTTGATACACAAGTTGAACCTGCAATGATTGTTCCTGCGTACAAAGCTGGAGAGAGTGATGAAATCCCACTTTACAACCACGATTCAGGTGAATTATTGGATATTAATGAAGATGGTGACTATGAGGAGTAGCTACAATGCCTTTATTACGCATTTTAAGGCGATTCTACGGCTTTTAACCCTATGTGTAGTACTATGTGTCCATTTTGGAATTGAAAGGCTTAAATGGGGCTTAAAATAGCAAAGTGCATAGACCCCCTACCTCTTTATAAAAATAAAAGTTTTCTAATGGTAAACACACAACCAATTTTTTAATTTTTTTTCCTATGTCTTATGAATGTAACCACAAACATCGTCTTCGAAGTACTGCAAAACAGCCAAAAAAAAATATCAGTTATGCAAGGCGGAACAAGGTCTGGCAAAACTTACAATGTATTGACTTGGTTTATCGTGAAATTATTACAAGAGAAGGGAAAAACCCTAACCATTTGCAGATCCTCGTTGCCATCCATAAAAGGCTCAGTGATGAGAGACTTTATCGAAATACTCTCGAAATATGGCTTATACTCAGAAGAAAAGCACAACAAATCAGAAAATCTTTACTTTCTAGGAGGCAACATCGTAGAGTTCGTCTCTACCGATCAGCCACAAAAAATAAGAGGTCGTAAAAGAAACTACTTGTTTATAAACGAGGCTAACGAGGTAAACTATGAATCTTGGATGCAGTTAGCATTAAGAACCACAGAAAAGATTGTAATTGATTATAACCCTTCGGATTACTACTCTTGGATTTATGATAAGGTTGTTCCTAGAGAAGATGCTGACTTTACCATTACGACCTACCTAGACAACCCATTTCTTGAAAAATCAATCGTAGATGAGATTGAGAGGCTTAAAACAGCCGATCATGAATATTGGCGAGTTTATGGCTTAGGAGAGAGAGCAATATCGCAAGCGACCATTTATACGCATTGGAAGCGTAGAAGAAACTTCCCTGATGGCGGAGATGTGTTTTATGGACTTGACTTTGGCTTTAACAACCAAACAGCCCTTGTTAGGGTTAAGAACTTTGATGGCGAATTGTTTGTGGACCAATTAATCTACGATACAAAAATGTCGACTGCTTTACTAATTGATAGGATGAGGTCATTAGGGCTTGATAGGAACTCGGAGATATATGCCGACCCTGCTGAACCAAAAACCATCTCGGAGGTGAATAAGGCAGGATTTAACTTGAAGAGTGCTGTTAAAGATGTTTATGCAGGAATCAACAAGGTAAAATCATTTCCTTTGCATATAAGGTCTGAGTCTTTAGATTTGCTTGATGAGATTAAAAACTACAAGTGGAAGACCGAT